TCAACTTCATTTGTTAAGTCTGGAGGAACATCATCACAATTCTTGAAGGCAGATGGTTCTGTTGATACCTCTACTTACATCACTAGTGCTGATGGTGGTGATGCCGATCAATTAGATGGCCAGGAGGGAACTTATTACCTCAACTATAATAACTTTACTAATACACCAACAATCCCCACTAATAATAATCAACTGACTAATGGGGCAAACTATATCACTGCAAGTGATAATATTACTGGAACTTCTGGTGGTCTCTCTGGTTCTCCAAATATTGATTGTGGAACAGGTTCATTCACTGGTGATGTAGATATTGCCGATAAGATTGTTCATACTGGTGATACTAACACTGCTATTAGATTCCCTTCTACAGATACAGTTACTATTGAAACTTCTGGTAGTGAGAGACTTCGTGTTCTTTCAAATGGGCATGTTGTTATTGGTGATACTAACGACACTGGATTTTTCAGAGTTTCAGCGGCTGATGGTGCATCTGCTGATCAATATGTAGGGCAGTTTGAAAACCTGGAAGCCACAGATGGTCAAAGTTATGGTGTCAACATTCGTGCAGGATCGAACAGTACTGACCACAGTTTAAGAATAAAAAATAGAGCAAATGATGAAACTCATCTGATTGTTAGTGGAAATGGAAACATGGGTGTCGGCAACGCCACACCAGGTGATTTTGACGCTGGTGCTGATAATTTAGTTGTTGGTTCTGGGTCAGGAGACAACGGAATTACCATTTATTCAGGCAATTCCAGTCTGTCTAATCTTTACTTTGCTGATGGTACTGCTGGTAGCGAAGTATATGCCGGTGGAATGAATTACAGCCACTCGACAAATACCCTGGCTTTCTTTACGAACGACGGGACAACGCGGATGTCCATTGACAGCTCAGGTCAAATTTTTACGGGATCAACCTCTTCAACATTTAATGTTGTTGCTAACCAAAATAATGCGGCAGCACTGCATTTAAGTGGTGGTGGTAGTGGTTCGGCTAACATCGAAGTCTATGGTTCAAATCATGCATCACTTGCAAAAACAATTGAGTTTAATACTAATAATGTCGAAAGACTGAGAATCGGTTCATCGGGACAATGGGGTCTCGGTGGTGCCAACTATGGAACCAGTAGTCAGGTATTGACTTCTAATGGTTCTGGTAGTGCTCCAACTTGGCAAGATGCTGGTGGTGGTGCTTGGAACTTAATACAAACTGTTAATGCAAGTGGTGCTTCAACAGTTAATCTTACTGGTATTGATAACACATATTCTTCGTATTGTATTAAAATTACTGATGCTACTATCGTTCCTGGATCTTCTGGACGAATGTTCTTTGCTCAGTTTATGACTGGTTCTACTCCTAGTGTACCATCATCTGCTGGTTTCTACGCATATTCAGAACAATACCAGAACACCCCAACGATGGGAGATAACCTTGGTAGTACCACTATCAATTACTCTAGAACATGGGAAATGTATGGTTTCCAGAATCCAGGTGACAGTTTTATGCAAAGAATTGCTGGAGGAGATTATGTTTCATTAAGTAATGAAATTGGTGACTCAGAAAACCACACCAGTATAGAGTTACATATCATGAATCCTGGAGAAGCTTATGGTAACCACGCCTTTTGGTGGCACACCCATCAACAGGAAACAAATCCCACTTCAACCAGATTTGAGGCAAGACATTTACAAGGTGAAGGATGGCATATTATGGATACAAGTGATCCATCAGATACAACTGGTGCAGCAATTACTGGTGTTCGATTTACTATTAGCAGAAACAACCTTGATAATGGAACAGTTACAGGTAAATTCCAACTCTATGGTATGAGTTAAATATTCAAAAATAAGGACTTAAACAATGACTAGATATCACGCAACAGCTGAAGGACAAATTCCATTTACTGCCGAAGAGGAAGCAGAATGGGATGCAAGAGAAGCATCTATAGGAGGTGGTGTTGACCCCTCTAAGGCAGAAGAAGTCCGTTCAGAACGTAATCAACTTCTTTCCGAAACTGATTGGATGGCAGGTTCTGATGTCACAATGAGTGATGAATGGAGAACCTATCGTCAGGCATTAAGGGATATTCCATCTCAAGAAGGTTTCCCCAATACAGTAACCTGGCCCACAAAACCTTCTTGAATAAATAGTAAAAACTCCTGTTTGAAATGATTAACGAAGAGGGACTTAGGGATTGGTTTGGTAAGTCCAAATCAAAGGATGGTAAGAAGGGTTGGGTCAATGTTGTAACAGGTGGAACTTGTGCAAGTGACGAACCTGGTGAGGGAACCCCTAAGTGTGTCTCTTCGGCGAAGAGAGCTTCTATGACTAAGGCAGAGAGACTTTCTGCCTCCAGAAGGAAGAAGAAAGCTGACCCTGGACAACAACAGAAGTCTGGTGCAGCCAAACCAACCTACGTCAAAACTGATTCCCCGAAGAAAATGAAGAAAGAAGAAGTAGAAGTAACTGAAGCAAAGGACAAACCTGGTAAGGGTTCAGGTAAGAAAGATGCCTGTTACCATAAGGTCAAGTCCCGTTATTCTGTCTGGCCTTCGGCATATGCATCTGGTGCACTTGTGAAGTGTCGTAAGAAAGGTGCTGCTAACTGGGGTAACTCAACCAAGAAAGAAGAGTATATGGCTCTTCCTGAGATGACTGATGTTCAAATCAATGCCATGAGAAAGGCTGGTATTGAAGTTGAGGTTGTTGATGAAGCCTGTTGGAAGGGTTATGAGAAGAAGGGTATGAAGACCATGTTTGGTAAGAGATATCCAAACTGTGTCAAGAAAGAAGAAGTAGAAGAGGTAAAAGAGGGTGACGGTGACCCATGTTGGGATAGTCACAAACAAGTTGGTATGAAGAAGAAAGGTGGGAAGATGGTTCCCAACTGTGTACCCAAAGAAGAAGTTGAACCAGTTGAAGAGGCGGTAAGAATTCCTTCTAAAACTGGAAACATCTACCTGGTTGGGTTCTCATGGAGAGGTAAGTATATGATGATGAAACTATTCTTCCCTGAAGTCAAGAGACCTACCAGGGATGAAGTTCAATCTGCTTTGGATGGTATCTATCCTGGTTGTAATGTAATGAGATATGATATGACACCATATCAACCTGGTGAACAACTTCTTCATGTTGAGGAATCAGAAATTGAAGAGGGTGCAGCCTGGACCAAGAAAGAAGGTAAGAACAAGTCTGGTGGTTTGAACGAGAAAGGACGTAAGTCTTATGAAAGAGAGAACCCTGGTTCTGACCTGAAAGCTCCTTCAAAGAAAGTTGGTAATCCTCGTAGAGCTTCATTCTGTGCTCGTATGAAGGGTATGAAAAAGAAACTAACTAGTAAGAAGACTGCTTCTGATCCTGATTCAAGAATCAATAAGTCACTTAGAGCCTGGAACTGCTGATGAAAAGTTTTCAAGATTTCTTACAAGAAAGTGTCACTATTCATGGTGACTTCAATGGAACACTCAATGTAGGTGGTGGTTCTCCTGAACAACAGGTTCAAGAGAACTATCAATATCTTGCTGATGTTGTGTGGATGGGTAGTATCTACAGACTTAGACTAGAACAAGGTAATTCAGTAAGACTTCCAACTAATCAAGAGTTGGCAGAACAACTTCAAACTGAATATCCTGGAGCAATTGTTCAAAGGATTTATCCAGTTGAAAAAACTCCAGAAGTAAAAATTTCTGATGTAAAGAGATATCATCCAGCAAAATTAGATTGGGTATAAATTATGGCTCAGTGGAATAAGACTACACAAGATTATCTAAACCAAGAAAGAAGTTTATTTGAAGTTTATATTTGTGCTGATAGGTACGGTAATATTGATGGATGTAATGGAACTGCAAGTGGTAGTGGTGCCTTTGGAGAACAAATTGTATCTCAAATCACACCAGTATTTCAACTTGATGGACTTTATGGTTTAAACTCTCAAAGGTTTGAGAGATATACTTTTGGAACTGGTATAACAACTTCCAATACTTTAATGACTGCATCAACAGGAACTGGTGCATATGGTTATGGTGTTGTTCGTTCAAAACGATCAGTAAGATATAGACCAGGACAAGGTGCTCTTGGAAGATTCACAGCACAGTTTTCTGGCGGTGTAGAAGGATATACACAAAGAGCAGGATTCTTTGCACAAGAACAAGCACTTCAAGTTGGTTATAGTACCGAAGGAAAATTTGGTATTCTGCGAGAGAATGGTGGTAAAGCACACATTCATAGATTTGAAGTTACAACGCCTACTAGTGGATCAGAGGACATAACAGTCACTCTTGCTGGAACTGCAACTACTGTAACTATTCCATCAGGAACTGCAACTCAAAATGCAACAGGTATTGGAACAAATACTTTTTCTGGTTGGATTACTGATTATCAAAATGGATATATTGAATTCTTATCTACAAGTGTAGGACCAAAAACAGGAACATTCTCTATAGCAAGTTCTGGAACGCTTGTAGCAACATCAACAACAGCACAAGCAGGTGTTGCAAATTCAACCAACTGGATATATCAAGATGATTGGAATTTTGATACTCTAACTGGTGTTGGTGGAACTACAAACCCATCAGGTGTTACATTAG